CAGAAATTGATGGGTTTAGCAAGTTTGGGTCGTATACGGGTAATGGATCGACTGATGGTGTTTTTGTGTACCTTGGATTTAAGCCAAAGTTTGTGTTAATTAAATCTACATCTTTGGCTCAAAATTGGACAATTTACGACACTTCACGCAGCCCATACAATGCATCTAGTTTATTGCTGTTCCCAATGTCTGCAAATGCCGAAATACTAGATACAGGTCAATCAATTGATTTGGTTTCTAACGGATTCAAAATTAGAAATTCAAATGCAAATGAAAACACAAACGGCGCAACATACATCTACATGGCATTTGCCGAAAACCCCTTCAAAAACGCACTTGCGAGATAATTATGTTTGCAATCATTAAAGACAACGCTTTTGAACGGTTCTTGCCACAGGGGATTGCTTTCAAAATTGGCAATAACGTGTACGCACAGGACTGGCTCAATCTGTCTACCCCTGCTGAGAAAGCAGCACTTGGCATTGTGGATGTTATCTACGGCGAGCGTCCTGATGATAAGTATTATTGGGTGACAGAGCAGCCTCCTGTGTACGCTGATGGCGTAGTAACGATTGGCTACACATCTACACCTAAAGACCTATCAGGGTGCATAAAGCAAGCTGTGGACGCAATCAACGCACAAGCCTATAGCATCTTACTACCTAGCGATTGGATGGCTGTAAAGGCGTTTGAGACGGGTTCTGTTGTGGCAGAGGATTGGGCTGCATGGCGGCAAGAGATTCGCACCCAAGCTGCACAGGCTATCGCAGAGATTGAGGCTTGCGCTGATGTTGAGGCGTTAGCTGCACTTGCAACAGTAAAATGGGCAAACGACCCTAATTGGGTTGAGCCAGCGGTTAAGGAGGAAGTAAAGTGAGTCACTTTGCAAAAGTCGTTGACGGTATTGTTGAGCAAGTGATTGTTGCAGAACAAGATTTTGTAGATACTTTGCCCGGTCAATGGGTACAGACTAGCTACAATACTTACGGCAATAAGCACCCTGAAAACCGCCCATTGCGTGGTAACTACGCAGGAATTGGCTACATATACGATTCTGTAAACGATGTGTTTATTCCCCCTCAACCTTTTTCATCTTGGTTGCTTAATAGCGCATACCTATGGGAAGCACCTGTTGTTGCACCGCAAGACGGTAAACAATACAGATGGGATGAAGATACAGTTTCTTGGGTAGAATCACTTTTAGTCGAACCTTAAAGAGAGCGCAATGGCAGCAGCTTTTCAACTAAATGCGTTTCAACCTAATGCGTTTCAAACTCTAGTCGTTACTGGCGTACTTAACGCTACGGACGAGAACGACTCTGGAGCATTTACAGGTACGGTTGGTGGGGTAGTTCCTATTGTCGTGATGGATATGCACGATGGTGGCCCAAAACGCCGCAAGAAAGAAGCTGATAAACAAAAGAAACGCAGAGATGAAGTTATTGCGCTTTTTGAACACATTGTTGAGGGTAAACCATTAGTTGCAGAAGAAATTGCTGCGCCATTCATTAAGCAAGCTACAATAAGCAATCTAAAGTCGATAGATTTTATTAATACCGTTGACTTTGATGCGCTCATGGCTGACTTGGTAAGAGTGCAGCAAATTTATGACGCATACATTGAAATGGACGATGAGGAGGTTTTAGCTCTGCTATGAGAAAGACTTACGTTTATGTAGATGGTAAGTTGGTCGAAAAAGGTTCAGACGAGCATTTGGATAAATTGTATGGCCCGTTCGTGATGCCTGACATTCAACCCTATCAGTCGATGATTGACGGTTCTATGATTACAAGCAGATCAAGACATCGTGAGCATTTGAATGCACACGGTTGTATTGAGGTTGGTAACGAGAAGATGGAAACAAGGTATGCGCCTATCTCTCAGGACAACCGCAGGGAGGTGTTGCGCCAACAATTAGGCAATATGACACATAAAGAAGCACAAAAGATTTTGACGCAATTACGCAGAAAATATACTTGAGGGAGTAAGAATGAGCGAAGCTGACAATGTTGGGCAACCAGACCGTAGAGAGCTACTATCTCAGCAGTTTGACGATGCACAACCACAAATAGACGCTACACCTGCTGTAAGTGTGCAATCAGAACCAGTTCCCGAACCTGCTGTTTGGGAGCGTCCCCCTGCATCGTGGAAGAAGGATTATCACGAAGTTTGGCAAACCGCTGACCCAAGATTGAAAGAATACGCTTGGCAACGTGAAGAAGAAATGAAGAAAGGTGTAGAACCTTTACTTACCAAAGCACAGTTTGCTGACCAAATCCAACAAGCTATTGAACCGTACCAAAATAACATTAAGTCGCTTGGGATTGAACCAACGCAAGCTATTCAAGCGTTAATGAACGCTGATAATGTCTTGCGTCATGGTTCACCGCAACAGAAAGCGCAGATGTTTGCTACACTTTCTCAGCAATATGGTGTAAATTTAGGGGAAATCAACAATCTGCAACAACAGCCTGTTGACCCTACTGTGTCAATGCTTCAAAACGAACTATATAACGTCCGTAATGAAGTAATGTCATGGAAACAGCAGCAAGAAGCGGCACAAAACCAAGCTCTTTTGGGCGAAATTAGTGCTTTTTCTGAGAAAGCTGAGTTTTTTGAAGATGCAAGACCAACAATGATCCAGCTCCTAAATTCGGGAATGGCTCAAAACTTGGACGAAGCGTATAACAAAGCATTACGCCTAGATGAAGCTCTGTCTAGCAAGCTACAGCAAAGCACACAAGCTCAAGCTGAAGCAGCAAAACGAGAATCAGCTAACAAAGCAGCGAAAGCTGCTCGGGCGGCAGCGGTCAGCGTAAAAAGCTCTACACCCGGAGTGAACACGGCAGCCAAAGCGCAAGACAGACGTTCATTATTAGCCGAAGCATTTGACGGACTAAATGAACGCTTTTGACAACCTAATCGGAGATTACTATGGCATTTGCCAATAGCTCGATCAGCGACATCATTGCGACTAACATTCAAAGCCGTAGTGGTGAGCTTGCTGACAACGTGACAAATAACAACGCACTTTTGCGCCGCCTCAAAGAACGTGGCAACGTAAAGACGTTTTCTGGTGGTAACGTAATTTTGCAAGAAATTATGTATACCGATGCAGCTACCGACAACACTAACTCCTATTCGGGTTACGAAGTGTTGAACGTGTCGCAGAACAGCCCAATTTCGGCTGCTCAATTCTCTATCACTCAGTACGCTGCTGCTGTGTCGATTTCTGGTTTGGAAATGATCCAGAACAGCGGCAAAGAAGCAATCATTGACTTGCTTGATGGTCGTATGCAAGTGGCAGAAGCTCAGTTGGCTAACCGTATTTCTCAAGACATCTACGGTGACGGTACTGGCAACAGCGGTAAGAACATCACAGGTTTGGCTGCGGCTGTTCCTGATGCTCCAAACACAGGCACATACGGCGGCATCAATCGTGCTACTTGGGCGTTCTGGCGTTCGGTGTCATTCTCAGGCGTAACTAACGGTGCTGCTGCTGTTTCTGCTTCCAACATCCAGAAGTACATGGATTCGGTTGCTGTTCAGTTGATTCGTGGAACAGACAAGCCTGATTTAATCGTTTGCGACAACAACTACTACAGTCTGTATCTTCAGTCGTTGCAAGCTATTCAGCGCATTACCGATGGTGGCAACTCCAGCGCAGGTTCTGGCTTTGCATCACTTAAGTATTACGGTGCTGGTATGGCTTCTGATGTGGTTCTTGACGGTGGTATCGGTAACGATGCAACTGCAAACCATATGTTCTTCTTGAACACCAAGTACATGATGTTCCGTCCTCACGTTGATCGTAACTTTGTGCCGATTGGTGGAGAGCGTCAAGCTGTCAACCAAGACGCTATCGTTAAATTGATCGGATGGGCCGGCAACCTTACGTCCTCTGGCCCTCAGTTCAACGGCGTTTTGATCGCTTAAAGGAAAAATCATGGCTTATTCAGTATCGCCAATTATTGGCACAACCATTGGTTCAACCGCTAACACTAACCTTAATTCTGCTGGTGTTGCTATTCCAACAGAAGGCCCGTTGGGTTTGCAAGCGTTTGGTTCAGATGGTCTGCTTTATGTTTTTGCAAAAGCTAACGCATCCATTCCAGCGTCAACCGCTGTGTGTACCGTTAGTCCAACAACATTCCTAGTTACTGCGTCTGGTGGAGCTTACACAAGCCCTGCTTATGCGCTAGTTTCTGGTGATTTTGCTTGGTTCAGCAAAGCATCGGTGTAAAATAGTACAGGGGGTTGGGAAACCTTCCCCCTTTTTTTAAATCTACGGGAGAGGATTTTGGGACTAGATAGCGATATTCGTAATGCAGATTCACAATTGTTTGTAGAGTTTTACACTTTTGAGCATCCAAGCTCAGATGTGCAAAAACCATACCAAGATGTTCCTTTTGTGCGAATCGTAGTACCGGGCGATAAGACTAATGTAGTTGAGCAACCTGTTCGTGACAGTCACAAGCAGCGGTTTCCTCGCCAATGGCTTCATTACCAGATGCAAAACAGCAATGCAGACGTAATTGGTACTCCGCTAAAGGATTGGCACATTGCAAGACCTGCTGAGTTTAATCAAATGCAGATGGAAGAATTAAGCATTTTGAAGTTTCAAACCGTTGAGCAAGTAGCAACAGCATCCGATATGCAACTTCAGAAGGTAGGCATGGGCGCAGCAGGTTTGCGTGAACGTGCAAGAGCGTATTTATTGAACAAAAATCAGTCTGACAGCCAAATAGAGATGGAAAAGACAAAGCAAGAGTTAGCTGAATTAAAAGAGCAGCTTTCCGCTTTCATGGCTGATAAAAAGGTTGGTAGACCAAAGAAAGAGGAATAAATGTCAACAATGCTGCAATTAGTTACTCAGGTAACCAATGAGTTAGGCGTGTCTACCCCTGCTTCTGTTGCAGGAAATACCAATCAAGACGTTATTCAAATCTTAGCTCTGATGAACGCATCAGGTTACGAATTGCTTAAGAAACATGATTGGCGCAGAATAACTAAGCAGCATTTGTTTACAACAGACTTCACCAATACTACTGGTGACGTTGCTCTTGATACTTACACAATCACAAACATCCCAAGCACCGCAGGGTTTGATACAACGTATCAAGTAACTGGTAACGGTCTTGGTAACGCTACCTACATTGTTAGCGTGGACTCACCAACGCAAGTAACGGTTAACCAACCATCTACGGGAACGTATGTGGGTGCTGACTTATGCTTTATGAAAGTAAAGTATCCGTTACCCGCTGACTATGATGCTTCTGTTCCCCGTACTCATTGGGATAAGTCAAAAAGATGGGAGATGTTAGGCCCAACAGACGCACAGCAATGGGAATGGTTGCTTTCTGGGTATATCTCGACAGGCCCTCGCATTCGGTGGCGTTTACTTGGTAACTTCTTCCAGATATGGCCCGGCGTGTCCACCAATGAGCTGCTAGGTTATGAGTACCGTTCCCAAGCGTGGGCAGAAAGTTCTGATGGAACAGCTAAAAACGCATTTACAAGCGATGATGATAGGTGCATTTATCCTGATCGTGTAATGGTTTTGATGACAAAGCTAAAGTATTTTGAAGCTAAAGGCTTTGATACCACAGCAATGTATAGAAACTTCTTGACTGAGCTTGAAACAGTTATGGGTCAAGACATGAGTGCTGCTAACTTGTCGTTTGCACCAAGACCGGGTACGGTTCTGATTGGTTACGACAACATCCCTGACACCGGATATGGCCCGAACTAACTATGGCAACTCGCAGAGGTATCAATTCGTTAGTTCAAGGAACAGCAGCGAAGGTTGCGTCATTGCCTTCACCTGTGGGCGGTTGGAACGCTAGAGATTCGATTGCAAACATGGATTTGTTGGACGCTGTTCAACTTACTAACCTGTTTCCATCGGTCAATAACGTCATCCTTAGACCGGGTTTCACAAAACACGCTACAGGGTTGCCGGGTCAAGTTCAGACCTTAATGGGGTACTCATCTGGTGCTACAAACGAGCTATTTGCTTGTGTTGGGACAGAAATCTATGACGTAACCACAAGCGGTGTTGTTGGCGCAGCAGTAGAAACTGGACTAACTAACGCTAGATGGGAATACATAAACGTCACAACCCCTGCTGGCGGCTATCTGTACGCTGTCAATGGTGTAGATAGACCTTTGCTCTACGATGGTTCTACATGGACTAATCCAACAATTACAGGCGTTACTGACACAACGTTTAGCAATATCACTACGTTTAAAAACCAAGTTTGGTTTACGCAAAACGATACGCTAAAAGCATATTATTTGCCTACGTTGTCAATTCAAGGTGCAGCTAACTATATTGATATGAGTTCTGTTGCACAACTTGGTGGATACCTAATCGCTGTTGGAACGTGGACAATTGACGCAGGTTATGGAGTAGACGATAACTTAGTGTTTATTACGTCTAACGGTGAAGTCATTGTTTATGCAGGAACAGACCCATCAGACATTACTAAATGGGCTTTGATAGGCGTTTGGCGTACTGGTAAACCCGTAGGCAAGCGTTGCATGATTAAATACGGTGGCGATATTGTCATCTTGACGTATAACGGTGTTTATCCGCTTGCTGCAAGTTTGCAATCATCACGATTAGACCCAAGAGTAGCGTTGTCAGACAAGATTCAAGGTGCTTTTGCTAGAGCGTCACAAATTTACGGTGATAACTTTGGCTGGCAAATGATTTTTGACCCAAAGCATAACGCTTTGACTGTAAACATTCCGTTTGGATCAGGTTTGCAACAGCAATATGTAATGAACAACATCACTAAATCGTGGTGTAACTTTACTAATTGGAACGCAAATTGTTGGGAAATTTTCGACAATGAACCGTATTTTGGTGGGAACGGATTTGTAGGTCATGCGTGGGATGAATCTTACTCCGATGACGGTGCAAACATCAATACTAACGCATTTCAAGCGTTTAATTATTTTGAAAGTCGTGGCGTAAAGAAATACTTTACAAGAGCTAGACCGTCTTTATTTACAAACGGTGATCCTACTGTATTCATTGGAATGAACGTAGACTTTGAGCTGCAAGACTTAGCTGCTGCTGCGGAGTTTTCACCTAGTAGCGCAGGATTGTGGGACATTGGAAGATGGGACGATTCTACTTGGGGTGCTGGGTTGCTTGTTTCTAACAACTGGCAAGGCATCACAGGTATCGGCTATTGTGGCTCTACGCAGTTTAAATCTGCATCACAAGGGGTGAATTTGCTTTGGGCATCGACAGACATTGTTTACCAGACGGGATGGGCTGGCATATAGTGCAAGGTGAGGAAATTGGCAACTGGGTTGCTGACCGAACTGATGGAAGTTATTTTGCAAAGCATTCAAGTGCAATCGGATTACAGAAAGACGCTAAAACAATTGCGGGTGTTATTTACGAAAATTGGAACAGACGGACGGTTTTTTGTCATATAGCAATTGAAGGACGGTTAACAAAAGCGTATTTAAAAGCTATTTTTGACTATCCTTTCAATGTGTTAAATGTAGAAAAAATCATTGTTCCCGTGGTCACAGATAACCAAAAAAGCATAAAATTAGTACAAAACATGGGTTTTGCTGAAGAAGCACGAATCAAAGACGGTTCACCGTTGGGTGACATTATATTTATGACATTGGCACGAAAAGATTGCCGATTCTTAGGGGTACGCTATGGGTAAGGAAGTTAAAACGCCACCAATGCCAGATTATCAAGCTGCTGCTAAAGAGCAAGGTGTGCAAAACATTGAGGCGGCTAGAGTTTCCTCAAGACTTAGTAACCCTAACATGGTGACACCATTTGGAAAACAAACCATCACCTACGGAACGTCAAAGTTTGATGAAACAGGCTACAACCAAGCATTGCAAGACTATCAAAACAAAGCCGGATCATTTGCTACCCCTGATAGAGCAGCGTTTACAAAAGAAGCACCAGTTACAAGTCAATGGGTTAACAACGGTGACTCTGGCTACTATCAAGATGTTGGTGGCACTACTTTTGACCAACAAGCGTATGACGAAGCATTGAGCAAAGTTGGCAAAACACCAACCAAAGAGATGTTTACTACTATTGAAAATGCAGACACTCCAACAATTACGCAAACATTAACACCTGAAGCGCAAGCAAACCTTGAAGCACAACAGCGTGTTCAACGTGCGTTGTCAGGTCTTGGTGAAATTGGTGTTAACAATGCTTCTCAAATTTTATCAACGCCATTTAAGCCTACATCAACGCAAATAAATAAAGATTTTGCTGATTATGGTCGAGCGCAAGGAACTATTGCTGATTATGGTCGAGCAATGGGCGAAGTTCCGCTGACTACTAATATTGATACGTCTAACTTTTCCAATATGCCTCTCAATGCGGGTACTACTGCACAAGACCTTATCTTGCAGCGTTTAGACCCTACCATTCAAGCGGGTGACAGATCATTTGCACAAGCACTAGCAAACCAAGGTTTAGCACCGGGTACAGAAGCGTACAACACAGCGTTTCGTAACCGTGAAATGAGCAAGAATGACTTGTACAGTCAAGCCGCTTTGCAAGGTATTAACCTTGATATGGGTGCTAGACAACAACAACTTAACGAAGCTCTTGGTATCGGTGGATTCCAAAACCAAGCGCAATTAAGTCGTGCTGGTCTTTACAATCAAGCTCTTGGGCAAGATTACAACACAGAATTTAATCGTGCAAATTTGTATAACTCTGCATTAGGTCAAGATTTCTCACAAGCCTTACAAAGAGCGCAGTTTGGTAACCAAGCACAGCAACAACAGCTTGCACAAGATTTAACACTAAGGTCGCAACCTCTGAACGAGATTACTGGCTTAATGAGTGGATCACAGATTCAATTGCCGCAATTTGCGGGTTACACACCGTCACAAGCAGCACCAGCACCAACATTTGCTGCTACACAAGCAGGGTATAACGCTCAATTAGCTGCTGCAAACGCTCAGAACGCTGCTAATTCGCAATTGACGCAAGGTCTGTTCTCATTAGGCGGTGCTGCATTGCTTGCACCTACTGGCACGTTCATGCGTCCTTAATTTTTATGGTGTAAAAAAATGGCACAACCTGCAAACATGATGAATCCGATAGCCTCTATGATGGGGCCGGACGTTACACGGCAACAATACGAGCTTCAGCAAAATCAGCGTTATGCGGATATTTTGATGCAGCAAGCGTTAATGGAACAGCCACAAGGACAAATGGTTTCTGGTCACTATGTGCCACCTAGTCCTGTGCAAGGTTTAGCGCAATTGTTAAAAGCGTATGTTGGTCGCAGAGCATCAGACTTAGTTCCTGAGAAACAAGCAAACTTAGCAGCAGCACAGCAACAACAAATTCAAAATATGTTTGGCATGGGTGGCGGAGTAACGCAACCGCAAGCAAGAGATATGTCTTTGGCTGGTGGTGCAATGCAAGGCGATGTTGGCCCTACCAACACTAATGCACAGCGTATGCAAGGCGTACAAGCAGGGCAAGCGTCAGCAATGCCTATTCCTGCGGGAATGGACAGACGTACTGCAATGATGCAGTACATGATTAACCCACAAGCCTATGCAACTGCTCTTGGAACGCACAGCAGCCCAACAGAAATACAAAAGATTGCTGCTGCGTCTGGTTTTGCACCGGGTACTCCACAATATCAAGCGTTGATGCAAGGCAACTTAGCTAAATCTAATTACATTGCACCGACTGTTGTTGGTGAAGGTGGATCACTTGTGCCAGCAGGCGCAAACAGACCTACGTTCATTGCTCCAAAAGGTGGAATAAGTATCAACGCACAAACTGGACAAGCAAATGTGTTGCCCGGATATTTGCAATCAACTGGCGCAATAGCTCAAAACGAATCCTATGCAAAAGGTTTGGGAGGCGCACAAACAACGCCAGCCACAAGATTTGACGTTGACACAGGCAGAACTGTTGCAACCACACAAGCCGCAAACATGGGCTTGCCGACTCAAGGCATGGGCGGTCAACAAGGTAGACAACCTGTAGTTACTGCTGAAAACCCCGTTGTTGTTAAAGCGGCTGAACAATTAAACAACCAATGGATTACAGGTCAATTTGAACCTGCTATTGCTGCTGGTGAAGCTGCAAAAGGTGCAATGGAAAATGTACGCTTATTAAAGAGCATTGACTTGACTACAGGTTTTGGAACGGATGCACAAAAGACTGCTGCAAACGTCCTTGCTTCGTTTGGTGTTAAAGACGCAGCTAAGTTTGCTACAAACGCTCAAATATTTGAATCTAAGATTTATGAAGGACTTGTTGATACTCTAGCAAAGCAGAAAGGCCCACAAACCGACAAGGACTTTGCAAACCTTCAGAAAACATATGCAAGTCTTAAAAATACTCCGCAGGCTAACCAATTCTTGCTTGATGTTGTTGAAGCAAAAGCTATGCAAGATCAGCGTAAAGCGGGTTATTTTCAGAAAGCAGCGTCCATACCAGAGTTGCGTAGTAACTTGTCTGCAATTACTAACGAATGGGGTAAAGTTTCTGGTTCAATGTTTGATTTACCAATCCAAGGTAAAGACGGAAGCACTTACACTCTTGCTCAAAGATACGGAATTAAGTGATGGAAAACCCAATTATTGCTGAGTTGTTGCCAAAGCTAAATGAACCGAATGTCCGAAGTTTTTTGGACATGATTGCGGCTGCTGAAGGCACTACAAAGCATGGGTACAACACACTTTTTGGCGGTGGTAAGTTTGATAATTTGCAAGACCACCCAAGACAATTGTTTGATTTTACGGAAACCACGGGCAGAAAGAACAAAACTTCTGCTGCTGGACGTTATCAATTCTTGTCAAATACTTGGGATGAGCAAGCAAAGAAGCTAGGATTACCTGACTTTGGCGAACAAAGTCAAGACTTAGCAGCGGTCAATCTATTGCGTGAACGTGGGATTCTTCCTGACGTTTTGCAAGGCAATTGGGAAGCTGCTGTAAAAAAGTCTGGCCCTATTTGGGCAAGTCTACCCTCTAGTCCGTATCCGCAACCAAGACAGTCTGAAGCGTTTGTAATGGGTCAGTTAAACAACCCAAGAAATCGTGTAGCTAGTGGGCCTGTAACCTCTGATGTGAATCCTATCACTATGCCTAATCAACGAGCAAATCCATTTTCTGCGTTGAATGAAGAATTTAGAATTGGTGCGCCAGTTCAACAACAGCAGCAGACAAGAAATCCTTTTGAGGAATTAAACGCAGAGTTTGCATTAAGACCTGTGGAAAGTACGGTTGCGCCCGTAACTGCTGCACCACAGCAAAATCAACCTTTTGACATTAATCAATTGTTGCGTCCTGTAGGACTAACAGCAAGGGCTGGAATTGAAGGTTTGGGTTCGTTGGTTGGGATGCCTTTAGAACCATCAAGAATGGCATTGGAATCTTTGTCAACATCGTTGGGTGGCCCTAAAGTCGCATCAGCAGAGCAGTTATCTTCAAAACTTGCAAATCTACTGCGTTTGCCAAAACCTGCTGAACGGTCAATAATGGATCAAGGTGTAAACCTAGAGCGTGTAGGTTTTGACGTAGCTAAAACAATGGCAGGCGCAGCTGGCGGCGCAGGACTTGCGGGTAGATTAGCCCCTCTTGCAACAAACGCAACAAGCGCAAACGTGCTAAATCAACTATCTGCAAACCCTGTTTTGCAAACACTTTCTGGTGCAGGCGCAGGCGCAGGCGGAAGTATTGCAAGAGAGTACAACGCAGGGCCGGGCTTTGAACTTGGTGCAAGCATCTTGGGTGGCATTGCTGCACCTATTGCTGGCGCAGGTGCAAAGTCAGCTACTACTGCTGCGGTGCAAAAGCTAACCCCTGCTGCTAGTCCAGCGCAAGTCGATCAAATGATTACTTTGACACTTGGCAAATCGGGAATTGACTTTAAATCCCTTGATGACCAAATTCAAAGAACATTAAGAAATGACGTTGCAAGCGCATTGCAAACGGGCGGTGAACTAAGCGGCGATACCTTGCGTAGATTGCTTGATTTCAGAATGGTTCAAGGTGCTACGCCCACTAAAGGCATGATTACCCAAGACCCAAGACAAATCACGCAAGAAATGAATTTAGCCAAAACAGGCATGAATTCTACAAACCCTGATTTGCAAACATTGGGTAATGTTCAGAATGCAAACAACCAAGCCTTGATACAAGCTCTTAACAAAGCAGGCGCAGGCAAAGTTGGCACTTTTGAAGCGGGTGAAGCTAACATTTCAAGCATTGCAGCTAAAGATTTAGCCAAGCAAGCAGAAACATCAGCTTTGTACAAACAAGCGCAAGGTATGCCCGGTGGGGATGTGCCATTGAATCGTGCTGATTTAATGCAAAATATTGATACGCTTTTGGCTAAAAACAATAAAGCAGCGTTTTTGCCGGAAGAAATAAGAACAATGCTTAACACGATTAGCAAAGGCGAAACCACTATTAACGGTCAAGTTTATCCTGTTCCATTTGATACGATGGCTATAGATAACTTGATGACCACAATTGCAAAAGCGCAGCGTGGGACATCAGATGGAAACGTCAAGCAAGCGTTGAGCTTAGTTAGACAAGCTATTGATGAAACCGACATTAAGCCGATTAAGACGCAATTTGGCGGCAATCAGCTAGTTACTGAATCTGGCGCAAAATACTTGCAAGGCAAAGACGCTGAATCACAACAGTTACTTGATGCGCTTAACCAAGCAAGAGCATCACACAAAGCTCGCATGGATTGGCAGCAATCCTCAAACCCCGTTGAAGCAACAATTAACGGTATGCAGCCTGACAACTTTGTTAAGAAGTTTGTACTTGGCGGTACGGTTGCGGATGCTGCTGCGGTAGCAACTGCGGGAAATCCTGCGGCAACCAAAAACGCTATTTTGTCCCATTTGAAAGAAAAAGCTATCGGCGTGGGTCAAACTGACGAAACTGGCAAATTTGGTGCTAGATCATTTAATAAAGCGTTATCCGATATTGGTGATAAGAAGCTAGAATTGTTTTTTAATAAACAAGAAATAGAAGAATTAAAGCGAATTGGTCGAGTAGGCACTTATATGACCAACCAACCAATTGGAACGGCTGTAAACAACAGCAACTCTGGTGCTTTAGTTATTGGTTCTATGATAGATGGGATTGCTACTTTAGCTGGCATCTCCCCAATGGGTGTTGGTGCTAGTTTAGCTGTGCCTGTGGCAAAATCGGTAGGCAGCAAAGCATTGCGTAATGTCACAAGCGCATCTGCACAAAAAGACGCTTTAAAGATAGCGGAAGCATTACAGAATAGAGTGCCGGGCATAGCTTTAGGCGATACGGTAAGCCCCGCAGTTCTTTACGGTAGTTTGTTGCAAAACCCACAATTGATGCAGCAACTTGGTCAAAGATTAACTGAAGAACAGAGGTAATTATGAGTTTTAACGGAAATGGCGTATTTTTAATTAACTCAGCGGGTCAGCCTGTTACTGCTGGAACGGTCATTAGTTCTTCAACATTTAACACGTTGACTACTGACTTAGCGGGTGGTTTGACCAACACAATTACTAAAGACGGTCAAAGCACACCTACAGCAAACATTCCTATGGGTAATTTTCGGATTACTGGACTTGGTGCTGCTGTGCTTGCAACTGACGCTGTGCGGTTTGGTCAATTGCAAACTGGTGCTGTCAATCTATTGACCGTCACAGGTACAGATACGCTAATTGGCAACCTAGTCCCTGCGCTAACTGCTTACACAGCGGGAAATGCGTTTTACTTTGTTGCTGCTGCGACAAACACTAGCGCAATGACTATCAACATTGATGGTCTAGGCGTAAAAGACATTAAGCGATTAGGTTCTGTAGCTCTTGCTGCGGGTGACATCGTTATTGGACAAGTCGCTTTAATTGTCTACAACGGAACAAACTTCCAATTGTTAGACGGTAATGCGTTTAGCAATTTGCGAGTGTCTGACACCCTAAACTTGTCAGCTTACACAGAAACGGTTGCTGCATACAGTACGGTTGGTGCAAGTCAAACGCTGTCAATTGCTGTGGGTACGGTTTTGACCGCAACGCTTACAAGTGCAACACCTTGTACATTTACGATGCCAGCAGCGATTGCGGGTAAATCGTTTTTGTTCTTGCTTAAACAACCTGCTGCCGGAACTGCTACAACTGCCACGTTTACAGGTGTTAAATGGGGTTCAGCAGGTGCGCCTGTCATCACAGCAACGGTTGGAAAGATGGATATTCTGACGTTTGTAAGTGACGGTACTAACTGGTACGGAAGCGTTGCACAAGGATACACCCCATAATGTTTTCCTCCTTTAACTTCTTTTTTGCCAAAGGTGGTCAGGGTCAATACTCTGTTGATTATCTTGTCATTGCAGGAGGCGGTGGAGGCTCTAACGGAGGTGGTGGTGGTGGTGGATACCGAACATCAAACCAAGACGTTTTTGGTGGAACAAGCTACACAGTCACAGTCGGTGCAGGCGGTGCAGTAGGGACGCAAGGTGCAAACTCTGTGTTTGATGCCATTACTTCCACAGGCGGTGGTCGAGGCGGCTCTATAAGCTCTACAGGTGGAACGGGCGGTTCTGGCGGTGGCGGCAGTTATGATGCAATCAACGGGACTCCTTTGTCTGGTGGCTCTGGAACTGGTGGACAAGGTAATGCTGGAGGTTTTGGCTACGCTTTACCAAACGAAGGCGGTGGCGGCGGTGGTGCGGGTGTTGGTGGCGATAACGGCAACGTAGGCGGTAAAGGTGGCGATGGTTTGCAGTCATCAATTAACGGCACATCTACCTACAGAGCAGGTGGCGGTGGCGGCGGTAATAACAACAACACGTTAAGCGGATCAGGCGGTGCTGGTGGTTTAGGCGGTGGCGGTAATGCAGGCCCTAACTACAACGACAACGGCACAGCAGGAACAGCAAATACAGGTGGTGGCGGAGGTGGTGCAAACACTAACTTTGCATCTGCTGCGGCTGGTGGCTCTGGTGTTGTTATCCTACGCTACCTTGGCGCACAGCGTGGATCAGGCGGTACTGTAACGTCATCCGGTGGTTATACTATACACACGTTCACATCTTCTGGCACATACACGGCGTAAATCATGGATTGGCAAATCATCATTAACATTGGTGCAGCAGGACTGTTGACAATCGGCGGATGGTTTGCCCGTCAGCTATGGGATTCCGTCAAAGAGCTACGCAAAGAAATGTCCGATATGCGTTTACACGTTTCTGACGTTTATGTAAAAAAAAGCGAAATTGAGGGATTTCGTGCTGACATGGACAAGAGGTTTGACCGTATTGAAATGTTGCTAGATAAACTCTATGGAAAGCTAGACCAAAAGGTCGATAAGTGACAGAGGATAAAGCTAAAGATACGCTAATGGGCGTACTCAGCTATATAAACTCCCCGTTTAAGCTGTTTGTCGTTGTCCTACTAGGTATTCTTGGATTTATAGGCTATTTCGTGTACACCCATCAAGGAGTAATGGTTGGTGCGTACCTCAAAAGCAAAGAATTACCCAAGCTAGATGAAAGCAGATTTGATCTTGCTGCTTCTATGCTGTTTAGAGAAACAAAAGCAGAAACCGTAGCTATCTTTGCTGTAGACCCAATATTGAACAAGCGTGTACTTGTAAGAGCGTACGCTAAAGACGGTATTAGACACAAGATACTAGAGGGTGCAAACGTAGGCTTGTTCTCAGGAAGCCAAGCTAATAACGCTGACGTAGTAAAGCTCATGGCTGGTGAAATACCTTGTGGTCAATACTTGCGCCCCCAATCCGAAGCAGGACTTTGGTACATCCACCAAGGTGTACGCTATACCTGTCGGGTGTCTATCCCCCCTGATATTAGTCAGTTTATTGGTCAAATTACCGTAGGCTGGGCTGGTGAACCAGACCTAGATTATTCACGTTCAATTATGGAAGTTGTAGCCCGTGGTCTTATATTGCAAAAATAGGAGGTAGCATGATTCTTGATATTCTGAACATTGGCGGAAAGATAATTGACAAAATCTTTCCTGACGCAAACGCTGCGGAGCAGGCAAAGCTCAAGCTATTAGAGCTTCAACAATCTGGGCAACTTGCACAACTAAACGCAGACATTACAGAGCAGCAAGAGCTTTCTAAGCGTCATTTGGCGGATATGAGTAGCGATAGCTGGCTATCAAAAAATATCCGTCCTATGACGCTTTTAATCATTTTGGGAGGGTATTTCACGTTTGCTTTAATGTCAGCGTTTGATATGGACACCCATAAACAGTATGTTGAGTTGTTGGGGCAATGGGGCATAATTATTATGAGCTTTTATTTCGGTGGCAGAACCGTTGAAAAGGTTGCTGACATGGTTGAACGTAGGAAAACAAAGGAGATTGAGAATGCAAAGTAATTGGAAACAAGCGTTTGAGCAAATGCTTGCTAGTGAGGGAGGATTTACGGACGATGAACGTGATCCGGGCAACAAGCTACCAGACGGACGCAAGGGTTCGACTATGCTTGGAGTGACGCAATTCAATTGGGAGCAGCACATTGGACACCAAGTCACGCATGAGCAAATGAAAAAGCTGACTCCTGCTGATGTCGAACCGTTATACAAAAAGAAGTATTGGGACGCTGTAAGAGCAGACGAACTACCCTCTGGCATTGACTATCTGGTGTTTGATATGGGTGTGAATGCAGGGCCGGGCAGATCAATCAAGCTCTTGCAGTCTGCGGTAGGTGTTCCTGCTGATGGTGGGTTAGGGCCAATCTCAATGAAAGCGGTTTTAGCTGCTAACCCTGTAGAGCTTATTGACAGGTTTAGTGATGAAAAAGAAGCCTTTTACCGCAGCTTAAACACCTTTGAAACGTATGGCAAAGGTTGGTTAAATCGGGTTGCTGCGGTAAAAGTTAAAGCCAATACAATGCTTGCTTAAAAACAAGTAGTTGTGCAACTTCCGGAATAACAGCAAATAGTACAAACAACCATGCGTCCACCGCTAAACGTAGTGTTAGTTACGCAAGCCGCATAAGCTGCGGAGGCTGATAAAGCTAACACTACACCAATAATGTACTTTTTCATTTTCTATCCTTTAGAAAGTAACGTGCAAAACGGGTGTTTTCACCCTCAACCATCAAAGTAAAGATTTTAAAACCCTGCGCTTTCAGCTTGTAAATGATGTCTGCTAATCGGGTCGCTTTATATAGCTTTATAGCTTCCCAACTTGTGATGTGTCCATGTCTTTTAAGGTGCAGGTAAACAGCGTCTATTTTGGTCATGTTAGCCTCACAGAAACATAGCAAGAAAAATACATCCAACAACAAGCGCAGAACCAAACCAAGCTGACACAGGTATCTTGTCGCTATTAGGTTCGTAAGCACCATGCTCACTAACTCTGGGTGTACGCAACGTCCAGTTAGTATGTGATTGGTTAGCAAAGTAACCGTAGTTGTCACGGTTAAGGTTGTTGCTTTCGCTTACAAATGGGCTAATCTTTTTCATGGCAACCACCCTTCAATAGCTGCTTCAATTTCGTTCATAATCTCGCCAAACTCAGGCTTATGACGATTTTTGATGATAAGCAGCATGATGGTAGTGATTTCATCCCCTTCGCAGATGTGATGTATCCATTCGTGATGGCTAGTGCCGTCAGTTGTGCTGCCACCTTTTTCTATTGCAAAAATCACATCGTAAATGTCAACAGCTTCTGCACCTAAATGTTCACGGTATTGTTCGTCACCGTGTATGTGGTCGTTTCTTCCTGATTCTGGCGATATGTGCATGATTCTTCCTAAGTGATGGGGCTTGCGCCCCGTTTGGTTTATTTTGCTGCTTTAAGTACTTCTGTATCAATCCAATCGTTAATTTGAACTGGGTTAAAACCGTTTTTTTGTTGTTTGCCACGACACAAATTGGCTAAATGGCAAAAAGTGTTGTTGTCTGTCTGTGTACCTACAGCAATAACTTTCCAAACTTCACCCATGTGAACGATTGTTTTGTCGATAAATGTTTGCTTGTTCATAATGTTCTTCCTTGGTTATTTGTGGCGTTGTTGCCATGAATAGATATTAAGCTAGCTAAATAGTTAATGCAACATTATTTTATAGGTGTTTACCCTTAAGTGTTGTATTTTTGTTGGGGTGCGGGTACTCATTGGTATAAGGAGTGAGGGAGGGACACCAACTTTCCCCGCAATTCATTATATGTGATTAGCCATGACAAGCATACACACCATGATGCTTGTTTCTAGCTTCTGTGGCAGCAATTTTTGCTAACTCTAAATTGTCAAAGTAACCAATGCAATGATGTGCTTTGTTAACAGTTAGCACAACAGCCCATTTTCCTGACTGACTACTCCAAAATACATTTTTAATGCCTGTTTTGCTATTAGAGTTAATTTTTCTGTTGTGCTGATTTTGAGAAGTTGTTACTTCTCGTAGATTTTCAATGCGATTGTCTGTTTTTATGCCATTGGCATGGTCAATTGTTTCTGGCAAATACCCGTGGTGCATTAAAAAAATCAACCTATGGTTATAGTATGTTTTTTTCTTGAAAGTAGTTTTCCAGTAAGTCTGGTTGTTTAAATAGCCAGCAACACTTCCTGCTTTTAGCCGCCTTGATTGAATTTCTTTCCAATACAAAACACCATTTTTGTAAAAAAACAAATTATTTACAATTTCTTTAGTAAGCATAACTACCTCATCACGGCAGCATCACAAAAAAACAATGGCAGGACGGTGATGATTCGTCTTTTCCCCCGCTAAAGGTAGCCGTTGCTTAAAAATTATATATTGTTCTTCTTTTTGTAGAAAGCAAGAAGATACTGAAAACACTCCCAAGCATCAGATAAATCTTGCTCTGAATGCTCAATTAGTCGAACGTCACCAGATTCTGTAAAGTAGACGTTAGCGCATCGTGCTGTAGGCTTGCCTAGACCCATGCGATAAGCTGCAAGCTGCATGATCTGTTCGTGATAAGGGGTAATCTTACTTAAATCCCCCTCTTTGCTTTTGAAGTCTACGACAATGTTTTCAGCAATAAGGTCAACTTTGCCGCCGTAGCCGCCATAACAAAAGCTGCGTTCTGCTTCCCAATTGGCAGGGCCAAAGTGTCCCTCAAGAGCAGAATTAACCCTGTAAACAAAGTTTGGGAACTCAATTAATTTGCCTTGGTAAAAACTTTCAAGAACACCATGCAGTCGAGTTCCTCTATCTGCTGCTTCCCGTCCTGTAGACTTAGCGTCAGACATCACACGTTGCAACCAATTTTCTTCTGACTCACCCTCCATTCTGGGTAACGTCAGCGCCGCTAACAAAACTTGTTGTTGCAACCAGTTGGACAGACCGGGCTTTGCAAGCAATCCGCTGATAGTTGTTACTGACGGTACTAAACCACGTTCCCTAGCGTCAGTCAGTCGTGTATTGCGTTCTACACCGTTTTTACCGATAACCCGATAAGCTGGGCTACCGTCCTGTGCATACCAATGGCCTGACTCTGAATCTGCTGTTTTAACAATCATTTTGCACCTTTTGCGTCATTCATCACTATTTGATTGTTTATTTGATTGGTTATTAATGTTGCGTAATCAAAAAGATACTTTGTTTGATCTTGATTTGTTGTGTTTGTTACCAAATGATTTTCAAAAGCAAAAATGTATTCTTTTGCAAATTGTTCACACAATTTCATAAAAAGTCTGTTATTTATTTATTCACCTGTTTAGCAAGGGTTTTAAGCATTTCAATAGCGTCCTGTACGTCTTGCATGGCTCTCTGGTCAAGAACCATGCCCTCATACCATTGCTGAAGCCGCCAGCTTATAAGGATAGCTTCTTCAGCTTGGTTCAAGATAAGCTCCTTAAAACGCATATACCTTGCGTCCGCCAACAGGCGCAAAGGGTATGTCGCTGTCCATATCCGCTACAGACCCACCAGAAGCCTCTTGGTACGCTTTAGATTGCTCACCTATGCTTCGGTACTCAGGTGACTTTCTAATCGTTTCCTTGATGTTCTCAGACAACGAATCAAACATAGTTTCGTCAAACTTATCAAGGTTAAAAATCATTGTGGTGTTAATTCCTTCTGGCAACCCCTGTTTCTTGTAAATGCTAGGTACAGCAGAAACACCTTTAAGGTCTGCATACGTCATGTCACCCTTTTGACGGTGGCTAATGTTAACCATGCAAAAGTGTCCAAGAATGTTTTTAAGGTCAAAACCTTTTAGTTCATCCTCGCTAAAAGCCTTGCCTCTCCATGCTTCTAAATCACGGCGCAGGTTCGCTTTTTCGTTGAGGCTTACTGTGTACTCACGGGACTGAATTAGGGGTTTACCGTCTAATGTGAGCAACGGTTTACCGTCAGCGTCCTCACCATGCAGCTCAAAAAAGAACTTTGCTTTGCGACTCATGTTGACTTTACCCTCGAACTCACGCATTTGCGTACCAAGGTCGATAATGCGGTATAGACGGGCTAAATGCGTTCCAGCGGGTGCAATTTGAAATTGCTTACGGTCTGAGTTTGATCCTGTGATAATCATTGTGTTGCTCCAAAAATTTCATCAAAGTTGTAGATAACGGGCAAAAGTTTTGCGGGTGAGTGGCTAGGTAGGTTGCAAGCATGGCGGATGATAGCTATGTAATCGTTTGTAATATTGCCTTGCTCGACTTGGTTAAGAGCTTCCTCTAAGCGTTGTTCGTATTCGTCTTGAAATTGCTTCTGTTCGTCCATGTTTTTTCCTTTGTAGGCGTGATTGCCTAATACGAATATTAAGACAACTAAATATGCATGTCAAGTTAAGTATGTTAAGATGTCTACATGAATGATAACGAAATTATCCAAACATTAGGTGGCACAACAAAGGTTGCTAAGTTGTGTGGTGTAACTTTGGCTGCTGTTTCCCAATGGCGCAACAACGGTATTCCGCAAGACAAGATGATATTTCTTGCAGCCAGCTTAGAGAAAGCGTCTGACGGTAAATACACAAGAAAACAAATGTTTCCCTCGACATGGCAAGATATATGGGTAGAATTAAAGTAGTGAGCATCAGGTGTTAGCGTCCTGATTTTTAGGCAAGCGTCTAGCAGACCAAAGTTCCTTGGCAGGCACTTGCACTCTTAGACGTAGTGTTTAATTTTCTAGTGAAAATCCTGCTTTATGGAGGCTCACTTTACTTTTTTTTAGAAGTTGTTTATAGTTTGTGCATCCCTTGGTCGGGGTGATTAACGAGGTAAAGCGTCACATGAAAACTCAGTAGGTTATCTCACCTACCCGACCAGACCCCTTAAAAAAGGGTTGAGTTTTCAGGTGACGCTTTTTTTTTAAAGGCTTAAGATGCACTACTATCAATTCAATATCGGTGACTACGCTAGTCACACAAGATATTTGACACCCATGCAAGACTTGATTTACAGGCGCTTACTTGACCTGTATTACTTACATGAAAAACCCATTCCAGAAGACAATCCATCTCAATATATTGGATTGAACGACTGTTCAACGGAC